TTTAAGATAGTTAAGAGGTACTTTCATGTCAATCATTTTATTAACATTGACACCTTGTCCGCTTTCACCAAGTATCTTTTCAGGCGAAATATTGTATTGTATAATAATGTGTGGATATAGTGAATTAATATCAAATGAAACAATCCAATCATGGCCACCTAAGATAGGTTCTTTTACATAAGCGCCTTCGTATTTTTGGTTTTTAATACTATCTTCTCTTGGCGGTACACATATATTCTTTTTCAATAAATGATTTGCAATCAATGTGTCCCATACTCTAACTTGCGAAAAGATATCATCATAATTTACTTTTGAATCATATGCAACTGTTAAACTCAAATCAATTAGACCTAGTTTATCTTCTAATGCGTCAACGATTTCAACATCTTGTATATTATAGTCAATAAACTTTTGAAAGTCTTTCTCGTAAAATTCTTTAAATGTGTCGTAAGGGTTTTCATTCTTTGGTTGTTTTAGTTCTAGTTCACCAATGAAATCTAGTTTATAACTTTCTTGTCTTTGAGGTATAAACCATTTGTATAAGTCAAGGTAATCTAACATAGCAACACCAAACACATCATAAACTGTTTGTGTACGACCTTGTACATTAATCTCCATTCGATTCATCAAACCCCAAGGAGATAATTTATTTGCAACTGCGTCACCAGCTACCAACTTTATTCTGTTTACAAGATATGGTAAATCAAAAAACTTTGTATTCCAACCCGTAATAACATCTGGATAATTTTTAATCCAAAACTTCATAAACTCAAACATCAATTGTTTCTCATGTTTACATTCAACATAAGTTACATCTGTTCGGTCTGTATGATATTTACCTACACCCCAAGTAATGATTTGTTTATTCGTTTGATTTTTTACAGACAAACAAATAATTTCTTCTTGTGGGTCTTCTACATTTGGAAAACCATTTTCACAAGTAGTTTCAATATCAAGTGTAAAGATTTTAATTAGTTCTTTATCCCATGTTATCTCTTCCGGATGTTCTTGTCCGATATATTGATAATGATATCTTTCTAAACCATAGATAGGTGAATTTTGTGTAGCAACTTCTTTACGAAATTTACGAGCAGCCATAATATCTCTAAACTCAATTGGTTTGAGATTTTGACCTTGTAAGGTTTTGTAAACTGAATGTTCTTGTGTTAGTGAATATAGAGTAGGACCAAAGTCTATCTTTTCTTTATAGTCTTTGCCATCATGTATTCCTCTAACAAGTAATTTACCACGGTGTTCTATAACATTTTTATAAAATTTCATCATTCCTCAAAAATACAATTAATCCATCATCTTCTTTTGTCAATTTTATTTGACAAGCTAATCTACTTACGCCTTCTTTGAAACCTGATTCGTATTCTAACAAATCAATTTCAGGTGTATTATAATCTACTTTGCCGTGTTTGGCAAGCCATGGTTGAGATATATGTACATGACAAGTAGCACAAGCACACGCACCTCCACAATCTGCTGGTATTTCTGGTATGTCTGTCTTTGAATAAAACTTTGCAGCTTCCATCAAAGAGGCGCCAGGTTCTACCTCAACAGGTAACTTACTGCCATTTCTGACAAAGTATACCGTTATGGTTTTCATTATAGACCTGGTACTTTGTTTTCTGTAATCAGGCCTTCGGGTGTTAAGATACTACTCGTATTTTTTTGATACGAAGCTAAGATTTCTTTTTTTGGTTTAACTGTTGTCACAACTTTGTCCATAGAAATAGTAATAACATCATCATCCGCATAAGGCATATACGGCGTCATCATTAATTGTACTGGTTTTCCTGGGGCTGATTGTGTGGGAATGATAACAAAAGGTTTTTCAAATGTGTAATTACCCATGGTATCTTTGTCCATTTTAGAAATTACATCCTCACCTGTTGATAATCTGCATATTTTCACTTCACTCATACTTTACTCCTTCAATTTATTATATATTATAACACAACTAACCTAGTTTGGCAAGCTGTATTTTGTCGTAATCACATATTTTCTTTGTGGATTAACCATCACATTTAATCTATTCATAAATGCTCGGTCAAGAAGTATTGGACTTCTATCTTCTCTATCGTCAATGGTAAATTCTACATCTTTATAGATACCACCGGCAAATTCTACATCTAGTTTTACGACATATCGGTCTTCTTCATAATCTCTTAAACCACCTACAGATATTTCTTCAACTCTTACAATATTACTTGTGATAGTTTTACCTAACAAGGTCCATTGTACTGTCTTGTTAGACATTGGTTTAATTTTATCTGCATGAATAACTGGCATACCTGAATTACCTGTATCAAACTTGGCAACTATTTCACCGAAAGGTTTGATTGTTAGTATTTCTTTATAACCACATTCTGTTGGTACTGTAAATCTGTTTTCTTTTTTTGCAAAGTGTTCAATAACTTCTTTTGCAATATTCATTTTAGTAGCTTCTTCAATACCCTCTGTACCAGGTGATGAATTGACTTCTAACATATACGGTGGTTGTTTTTCTCTATTCTTACTAGGTATAAAATCAACTGCCGTCCAATATCCACCAACGGCCTTAGAAGCTTTTAAACATTCTTCTATTTCTAATTCTGTTAGCTTAATCTTTTCTGGTTTTGAACCTTGTGATACATTTGACCTGAAATCTCCTTCGATAACTGGTCTTTTCATAGACGCTAAAAACTTACCGCCTAAGATATGTACTCTAACATCATACTCTGTTTTAATATATTCTTGTATTAGTAAGTCAGCGTCTTCATCTTGTTTATGAATTAACTGTACTATTGAATCTAAACCTTTTGGACTATCAACAAATAAAACACCAACACCCTTACTACCTCTAAGAGTTTTCATAATCAAAGGAAACTTAATACCTGATTCATCAACTATCTTATTTGCATTTTCGGGGTCATTGATTAATTTTGTTTGAGGTTGTGTTAGTCCATAATCTGCAAGTCTTAATGCTGTTCTATATTTGTCAGCACACATATTAATTGTAGTTCTAGGATTAACCAATGTTGCATTGGCTCTTTCTAATATAGATACTAAATCTAACCAACTATCTTTTCTGGTAATACTACCACGAATAACAGCAACGGTCATTGCACCTACTTCAAAACCTTTTATGTCGTCTTTATTATGAAATCTACGGACACCATCATTAAATGTTGTGTAACCACCTGTAAGTTTAAATAGGTAATATGGATAATTTAACTTATCACATTCTTCCTTTAATCTATCAGCAGTATGAAAGGTCTTTGCTTCTTCAGGTTCATCTGTAATGATGAGTAACCTTAAAAACGGTTTTTCTTTCTTTTCTTCGGATAGATAATCTTTAAACTTGTGGACTAACATTTATTGTTGAGCGCCTTCTTTTGTTTCCTCTGGTTTTTTACCAATATTATATTTGGCAGATAAATTCCACTCTTTCTTTTCTTTGAAAGGTAATACTTTAATCTGACTTAAAGGTGCTTTGTTTTCAGCTGCCTGAGGTTTTACGATTTCAATTAAGTTCCAATCTGATAATAAAACTGCAATTGTGTTTCTTCTTTGTATATCATTCTCAACAAGTGTTGCTTTCTTACCATCTAAAGCAAACAGTTCTTTAAAGTGTACTATATAATACTTGCCTTGTTTATGTAAAATGTGACATGATTGGTATAATATTTTATCTTTTCTACTCGCTACACCAATTCTTGTTAAGGTTTCTCTTACTTTTAAAAAGTCGTCTGGTTGCTTGATTGTGACCTCTAACATATCTTCAGCCGACCATGAAATTTCTTCACTCATTTTTTTCTTCTCCCGCCTTTATCAAGGCTTATTTTTATATCTTCAAGTTGTTTGTCGTTAAGTATGCTTAGAGCCTCTTTAGCTTTCTCATTACTATATCCATAATACTCTTTTACATACTGTATATTTTTCAATTTGGCTTGTGATAACCACTTGCCACCAAATCGCTTTGCTTTTCTTATACTATTTATGTAAAAATGGAATTGAAGTTTCTTGTCTAAAAAGTGGAAACCATTCATTTCATTTGCTTGAGCTATGGTATCATAGTGCATAGATAAACACTTGTTGATTATAAAGGGAGGGTATTTCTTTTCCCATGTTAGGTCCTCACTATCTAACAAAGGTTTTTTCTCAAAGTTTATAGCATTGAGATAATCTTTTAATTCATACATAATATATTCCAATCAATTATTGGAGCGGGTGACAGGATTCGCACCTGCGACCTATTCGTTGGCAACGAATTGCTCTACTACTGAGCTACACCCGCTTATCATTATTTAAATTTACAACTGGCCATAATTTCAGTTAAACAAGCAACCATATTTATCTCATGGTCTGCAACAAAAGCTGCCTTGTACTGATAACCAGCAATAATTAAAATTGCTTGTGGTACTGATTTACTTTCAAGTGAATCATACATACTGTCATAGATACCTCTAAAAAGAGAAGCTGGTTCTTTATCAATATTCTGAACCACCCACTTTCTCATATCATTAAATTTTTTATCTTTTAATGTTTTACAAAGTTCTTTAGTATTTGCCTCTGATAAACTAAACAGTATTCCACTATCAATTTTACCTCTAACAGAATATCTTTGAAGTTCGTTTATAGTTCTACGAAAATCAGGATAATATTTCTGTATTAATTCAGCTAAAACCTTTTTATCAAATTCAATGTTTTCATCTGTTAAAAGATTAGACATTCTTTCCATAAAGGCTGTTGCTGTTTTTACCTTTTGACCATTCTTAATTACAAAATCAATTACAGTACAACGACTATGTAGTGCTGGTATGATTTTGTTCTTATAGTTACAAGTAAATATGAAACGACAATTGTTATAAAAGGTTTCAATAAAATTACGCAAGGCAGGTTGAACACTATCAGCGTTCATATAATCTGCTTCGTCTATAATTACAACTTTATGATTGGCGTCTTCGGTAAG